TTTTCGTCGCATTGCAGGCACTCCTACCACCATTTCCTTGGTTTCAAAGTACCAGGAGAAGCTTGGTTTGTTGCTGCAGGCACGACGCGGAGCGTTGAATGCCGCAGACGCTTTCCGAGCGCTTCCTGTTATGGTTTTGCTTGGGGGTGGCTCTGGAGTGGGTAAGACAGTGTTGCAACAATACATTGCTGTTTCTGCTCTTATCAAATCCGGGCACATCAAAGATGGCGATCAGGGTATTGAGAATCTTTGGCAGCGTGGCCTTTCCGAATATTGGAACGGTTATGTTCAACAAAAGTGCCTCATTTTTGATGACATCTTTCAAGTCAAGAATCCTGACACTATGAGCGATTCTGAATTCATGCAGATTATTCGCTTGATTGGAAATTGGGCTTGTCCGCTCAATTATGCAGATGTTGAAAGTAAGGGACGTTTTTACTTCAACAGTCCGCTTGTCATGGGTTCTACAAACTTGCAGGATGTGTCTGCTGCAGCTAAGGAGTTGGTTGTGTTTCCCGAGGCGGTTGTAAGACGTATCCAGTTTGGATACTGGCTTGAAGTTGAGTCTGCTTATATCAGCCCTACTGGAGGGTTTAATTATGATTTGTGGCAGGACACCTTCAAGAACAACTTGAAGAACAAGCAGCCGGACACTCCATATTTGGAGTGTATTCCCTGGGAGGCCTGGCGCCTTTATCCACACAGCTTTGACCAGAGCTTTCAGAAACGGTCTCATGATGCTCCTTTTATAAACATAAAGGATTTGATTGAGCAGGTAGCTGAGAGCCTCATCCGCAGACGTGATACTCACGTGGAAGCTACGGGCTTGTCGACGGATTTCTTCCGTGGTCTTGCAAATGATATGGCCGCAGCGAAGGAGAAACAAGAGTCTGAGCTTTCTGAGGAAGCCGTCTTGCAATCTGGTGACACAGACGAGTTCAAAGACTGCGAGGAACACCAACCTGCAAGTACTTTTGAGTATTACACAGAGCGTGTTGGTGCCACCAAAGCCAAAGTCCTGGCACGGATTCACAAGAGCATGTTTGCCAGCATTCCTGAAAATGTTGTCTCCGATGATCCTCTCGAGGAGACCCTTGCTTTGGCAAGATCAGTTTCCCCTCCAACCAACACTGAACAGACCGAGATTCGGCCCGAACCAATCACCCCTTCTATCGCAAATGAGATTCGCAAAAGCGTGTTCGACGAGCTAAAGAAGGATGAGGGACGGTGGGGTCCACCCGTGGATGTCAAATCTCATCCTGTTGAGCCGACCGTCGAGGAGGATATCGCCAAACTTGAGGTTGAACGCCGTGGTTGGGCTGAATTTGGATCCCTTTTCGTCCAGACCGTATTTGGATGGGTCAAGAATGTGTGTACCGGTTTTGCAGGCATGGTATCAACTACTTGGTCCACGTTTGTGCGTACTGCGGGTTCCAAAGCTGTGGACATCATCACTGAGTATTTTCACTACCCATCCCTTGGGTCTCGCACGCGTTATTATGCGTTCATGGCAGGTTTGACTTTGCTGTTGGCAGCAGTGGCAAAACTTGCTTGGACTATGGTGCGCGGTACAATTTCCTGGCTTATCGACATGTTTGACGCTTTGAAAGAGTTTTTCTTTCCAAGATCCGAGCAGGAGTCCAACATCAAGGAGACCAATCGCCCACGTGCACCTGGTATTTCTTTGGTGAGGTCGCCCACTCTTCAAGCAGGTGATGATGCCATTCCCGAAATCCATAAGATCATTTTGGGGAATTGCTACCTCATGTCCTACAAGGTTGGAGATTCTTGGAAGACCATCGGTACAATACAGTTCATTGAGGCCAATATGGCTGCAATGCCAGACCATTTCCATACAGATATCGGCAGGTTGTCGGGTGATACTACCCTGTGTTTCACAAATACCTCATCAGATGCGTTCAAGTTTGAATTGCCCGTATCTACTTTCTTGGGCTTTGAACGTGTCAGCTACCTCGAGCAGAAGATTGACATTTCTTTTGTCAAGTTCGACATCGCCACACTCAAAGCACATCGCAAGATCGGACACTTTTTCTTTACTGAAGAGAGAGTACGATCATTTTTCCGAAGTGGTACGGAAGCTGTCAAGTTATGCTGCTTCCGGGATCAAGCCACTAAATCCACCCCGCGTCCGTTTCGCGTTGAGCAATTGTCCCAACATTGCAAGTTTGTCCAAACCATGCATGTGGAGGGGAAAGAGTATGTGCAATCTATTGAGATCACAGCCACTACTCAACGCGGTGATTGCGGCGCACCTTTGCTCGTTGCGAGTCCCAAGTACAATGGTCCAAGTGTATACCTCGGTATGCACCACGCAGGGAAGAGGGGTATCATGAAGGATCTTGGATTTTCTCACATCATCACTCAAGAGATGGTGACCGAGGCATTGAAGCAACTTAAGATATACAAGGATGATATCATTGCTGATGCCAAGCGTAAGGGTATCAAGATAACCATTCCCACCACCCAAGAAGAGGAAATCCTGCACGAGGCAGGAATTGTCGGAGGAAGCATGCTGGTTTTAGGCAAGGTTGACAGACCTGCTATCACGGCCACTCGTTCGAAGATCAAAGTCACTCCTATGGGAGTGGACATGCCGCTTGGGCCTTCTGGTAAGCTACCATCGAAACAAGCACCGTTTTACAAAGACGGCAAGATGGTGTACCCCATGGCAAATGCTATGAAGGCATTTCAATCTCCGTTGGAGTTTCGACAACCAGATGGGTTGAAAATTGCAGCGGAAACCGTTATGCACCCTTTCTTTGCAGCATCCAAGGATTTGCCGCGCACAATCCTCACATTTGAGGAGGCAGTTGTGCCACCTGCAGGTTGGCGACTCAAACCCATTCCTCGTGACACTTCGCCTGGATATCCTTATAACCTTGACCACAAGGTTGGTAAGACTGAGTTCTTTGGAAAAGTCGGTGACTACGAGTTTACGAGTCCGGCTTGTCAGAAGCTGCGTAAGGATGCCAAGCACATTGAGGATCGAGCGAAAGCGAATGAGAGGACCTGTGTCATTGCAGGAGACTTTCTCAAGGATGAACCCCGCCCAGAAGCAAAGGTTCATGATGGTCTCACTCGTGCAATTTCCTCCGTGGCTCTTGACTACAGTGTGGTTGTGCGGCAGTACTTTGGTGCTTTCCTTAACGCCTTTCTTACTGTCAACCTTGACGGCAACTTTGCACCTGGGATGAACCCCATCACAGATTGGGGAATCATGATTGACAACCTGCGAAGCAAAGGTGAGAATTACTTTGCGGGTGATTTCAAGCGCTTTGATGCGAGTGAGCAACCATTTCTCCATATGGTCATTTTGGAAATGATCGAGGCGTGGTATGCGAAAACCGGACCCGTTTCCGAGGAGGACAAGCGTGTGCGTTCCATCTTATGGCTGGACCTCATTCACTCTCGCCATCTCACAGGTCTTTCCAACACTCAAGCCTATGTGGTCCAGTGGCACAAGTCACTGCCAAGTGGGCATCCATTGACCACTGTGGTCAACAGCATGTACTGTGCCATTGCTTTGGCACTATGCTACGTGCGTCTCACCGGAGATGTTTCAGACATGCACAAGCATGTTGTGCTCATTCCCTTCGGTGACGACAATGTTGTGTCAGTATCTGACACCATGCGCGACGTCTTCAATCAGCGTACGGTGGCAGGAGAAATGGAAAGGGCTTTGGGTCTGACCTATACGTCTGACAAGAAAGACAAAGAATTGGTGGAGTTCGAACCCATCGAGGACATCACTTTCCTGCAGCGTTTCACTCGGTTTGAACCTGGTGTGGGAGTATTGGCACCCTTGCTCGACGGTAGTATGCTGTTTCCAGCATACTGGCACAAAAACAATCGTGGTCTTAAGGAAGACATGATTGACAATGTCCAGAATACGCTGGGCGAGTTATCACTTCACTCACCTGAAAAATGGGAAGAAGTGACCGGGAAGTTATTCCCGTGGTTGATTGAGCATGACATGTTATCCGACGTCAAGCTCACCACTTACGATGCATGTCGTGAGTGGAGGCTCAACACTGTAGATAGTTGGATATGAGATATATACTGATCCACACATTAAAAGAAGGCAAGACTGGGTGTGTGTGATTGAAAGGATAAACTCAACGCGGCTATTTAGCCTACTACTCAGAGCGTATCAGAGAAAGTCTTCCACCTGCATGGTTTGAGTATACCATGCTTGTACATAGATAATCGCTAAAGAAATTTCCGATGTAAGAGAATGCGACTCTATAAACGCAATACAGAATCCGATGCATAGTGAGGATACCAACCTCCTATCAGTAGAGGGAACAGCACCCAAGTGTGTGCATATTCCATACACAACGCCCTCTTTTATTAGTGAGCCTACTTCAGAGACTCAAGATTTAAGAGATTATTTTTCACGTGAGCGAACAATAAGGCAAGGAGTTTTTCCTGCAGGTGTTGGTAATATATTTTCAACAGGTATAGCGTTGGCCACTTTCAACGGTTGGTACCCCAACTTTTTAGCCCGTATGACTGGTGTGTTT